AGCGAAATCTCCCCGGGTTTTTCCACAGGGCGTCCGCCCAGGGCGTCGCTGTCGAGCTCACAGCGCACGCTGAACGCCCGCCAGCACTCGAGGCGATCCGAACAGCCTCGCTCCGAGTGCGTCGGGCCTGTGTGGATCGCTCATGAGTTTCGTAACAAGCCCCTAGCCACAGCCCGATTAAGATATAATCGGAGCATGGAAGGGCAGTGCGGATGGTGCGGTCGGGCATTCGATCGTGCCCGGACGGGTCGCCCGCGACGCTTCTGCTCGGCCCGCTGTCGGGTCGCCGCGTCCCGGTGTGCGATCCCGCTGGCCATGAGGTCCCGCACTGCGTGGGTCCGCTGCGACGGCAAGCGCCCCATCACTCTGGCTGGCGCTCCGGCCTCATCCACGGACCCGGGCACATGGTCTGGCTGGTCGCAGGTGCGACGCGCCACGGCCGGCGATGGCTTCGGGACCATGCTCGGTGACGGGCTGGGGTGCTGGGATCTCGACCACTTCGACGATCAGGGCGCCCGGGCCTTCATTGACCGGATCGATGAGCCGATCATCTTCGCCGAGCGGTCGGTGTCGGGGCATGGCTTCCACATCTTCGTCCGGACTGACGAGGCCCCCGGACGCCGCACCGGAAACATCGAGTTCTACTCACGCCATCGGTTCATCAGGGTCACAGGAGACCAGTTCGTCTGACAGAAGGGGGTGCGCCATGGCTGCACAGGTCAGGGCCGTGGCCCCCGATGAGCGCCCACCTGCCCGCAAGCGGGCCAAGACCATCACCCAGGCCGCGAAGTCCGGCACTGAGGTTGAACTGTTGGAGGCACTGCAGGCTCGCGTGGCCCGCGCCGTGCAGGACCGTGACACTCCGCCGCGCGATCTGGCAGCGCTGACGAAGCGGCTGATGGACATCACCCGGGAGCTCGAGGCGGCCCGGGTCAAGGATCAGGAGGCGGGATCTGATGGTGCCGTCACCGCAGACGAAACATGGCGACCGCAAGCTCTCTGAGGTCGCCAAGCACCTGATCCTTCCTGAAGGGATCGTCTCGACGGGCTGGCCGGCCGTGCGTGACCGGTGTGGCGAGTGGGGTGTGGTCTTCGACCGTTGGCAGGACGGCATGGGCCGGGTGATCCTGTCGAAGCGCGACAGCGGCCTGTTCGCCGCTGGTGTGGGCGGGGTCGGCATGTCGATCCCGCGCCAGACCGGCAAGACCTTCACCGTCGGCATGATCATCCTCGGGCTGTGCTCGCTGAGCGAGGAGCTCACGGTGCTGTGGACCTCCCACCATTCCAAGACGACCACCAAGACTTTCGAGTCGCTGCGGGGCATGGCCCAGCGTAAGAAGGTCGCCCCGTTGATCCGTCAGGTCCGCACTGGCAACGGTGACCAGCAGATCATTTTCACCAACGGTTCGAGGATCTACTTCGGTGCTCGGGAACAGGGCTTCGGGCGTGGTTTCGACGACGTGGACATCGAGATCTTTGACGAGGCGCAGATCCTGTCCGAGCAGGCCCTCTCCGACATGGTTCCCGCGGCGAATGTGAGCACCAATCCGCTGATCATCTTCATGGGCACCCCGCCGCGTCCCTCGGACCCGTCGGAGGCGTTCGCGAACCGCCGCGCCGAAGCTCTGGCGGGCGACGCCCCGGACGCCGCCTGGATCGAATTCGGAGCGGACGAGCACGCCGACCAGACCAGCCGCGCCCAATGGCGTAAGGCAAACCCATCCTTTCCTCACCGCACGTCGGAGACCTCCATTCTGCGGATGATGAAGATGCTGGGGCCCGAGTCCTTCAAGCGCGAGGGCTTGGGCATCTGGGATGAGACGGCATCGGCCCGTGCGATCCCGGCTGAAGGGTGGCGCGTCCTGACCGCCAAGGAACCACCCGCCGACGCGATCCAGTCCTTCGGCATCAAGTTCGCCATCGACGGGAGTGCGGTCGCTCTGGCGGGAGCTTTGAAACCCAAGGACGGACCGATCTATGTCGAAGGAATCGAGCAGCGCTCGGCATCCGACGGCATCGAATGGCTCGCTGACTATTTGGTGCCCTTGTGGCGCGACGCGGCCCAGATCGTCATCGACGGCAAGTCCGGCGCCGGTGCCCTGGTTGATGCGCTGCGCCGTGGTGGCGTGGCTGCGAAGGTGATCCTCACCCCGAGCGTCGCCGACGTGATCACCGCCCACAGCCTGACTCTGGAGGCCATCAAGACCGGTGGACTGTCGCACCTGGCTGACCCGGAGCTGGATCGGCAGGTCCGCATCGCCACGAAGCGAAAGATCGGGGCCGCCGGCGGCTTCGGCTGGCAGGCCCCCGAAGGCGACACCGTCGCCCTCCTCGACGCCATCACGCTTGCCCACTGGGCGGCCCTCACCTCGAAACGACATCCCGGCAGGAAGGCGGTGGCACTGGCATGAGCCTCCTCATCAACCCCTATGCGTCGCCGTCCTTCTTCTCGTCCCCGTCCGTGGTCGGACTCGGAGCAGACGAGCAGGAGCTCCTGGACGAGCTGGTGGCCCTGTGGGCACGCAAGAAGCCCCGCAACGTGCTGCGCGGCCTGTACCTTGACGGCAAGCAGCAGATCAAGAACCTGAACATCGCCGTGCCCGACGAGATCGCCGACAGTCTCCAGATCGTGGTCGGCTGGCCCGAGAAGGCCGTCTTCGGGCTATCGAACCTGTGCATGTGGGATGGCGTCGTCACTCCCACAGGCGACGAGAACCCCTTCGGGCTTGACGATCTCCTGTCGGCCAACCGCTTCGACGTCGAGATCAATGAAACGATCACCTCGGCCATGGCGAACTCCGTGGCCTTCCTGACCGTATCGGCGGGCAACGTGTCCATAGGTGAGCCGCCGGTGGTGATCATGCCGTTCTCCGCCGAATGGGCCTCAGCCCTGTGGGACCGGCGCACCCGCTCAATCAAGGCGGGACTGACCATCGGCGACATCGACTACCTGGGCCGCCCCACCAGCCTCTCGCTCTTCACCCGCACCGCCACCATCACCTGCGTGGGGTCCCGGCTGGGATGGATGATCGAAGATCGCGCCGAGCACGGGCTGAACCGCGTCCCGATGGAGCCGGTCCCGTTCCGCCCAACCCTTGACCGCCCCTTCGGGCGCTCGCGGATCTCGCGCCAGGTGATGACCATCGTGGACCGCGCCATGCGCGCGGCCCTGCGCATGGACATCTCCTCAGAGCTGTTCACCGCACCCGGCCTGCTCCTCAACGGAATCACCCCGGAGCAGTGGGCAGAGATCCAGAAGTGGACATGGAAGCTCGGCACGGTGCGCGGCCTGACTCGCGACGAGGATGGCGAGACCGCATCGGTCGAGACGATCCCCCAGCAGTCGATGGAACCGTTCATCGCGCAGCTGCGCGAGCTGGCCGAGGAATTCGCCTCAGCCACATCCATGCCGCTGTCTGCATTGGGGGTCGTCCAAGACAACCCCTCCTCGGCTGACGCCATCTACGCGGCGAAAGAAGACCTGGTCATCGAGGCCACCAACGCCAACCGGATCACCGGCTACGCGCTATCCCGGGTCTTCCAAGACGCGGTGATGATGCGCGACGGCCTGACCGAGATGCCCGACGAGCTCGGCGGGGTCGCCGCCAAGTGGCGCAACCCGGCGATGCCGTCGATCGTGTCCCAGTCCGACGCGATGGTCAAGCAGATTTCGGCGATCCCGGGACTCGCCTCCACTGACGTCGCCTTCGAACAGCTCGGCTACTCGGCGGCTGACATCGTGCGGATTCGTACCCAGATGCGCCGAGCCCAGGCTGCGGACGGCCTGACTTCGTTGCTGGCCAAACCAGCCACGTCGTCAACGCCTGACGCGGAGCCCTCTCAGTCCGCAAGTCCGACGGAGCCAGCTGCAAGCACTCCGCTGCCGGACCTCGAAGGGGCCCCTGGTGACCGATCGTGATGACCTGAACCATTTCCACGAGGCCAATGACGCGATCCAGCGGCGCGCAATCAACGACCTGAACAAGTTTTGGGCGCGGCTTGCCAAGTCAGACCCGAAAGCCGTTCGCGCAGCCATGGACTTATTCGTCCCCCAGCTCATCGCCTCCTACGGAGAGCTGGCCGCCGAAGCCGCTGCCCGTTGGTATGAGGAACTACGGCCCGCCGACAAGAAGAACTTCCAGGCCGAACTCGCGGACCCTGTGTCCGACGACATCATCGAGGCGGATGTGGCTGAGGCCCTGGGGGCCAGTGGCGCCTGGGACACCGAGGCGGTGCAGGGGAGCCTGGCCGATGCGATCAGGCGTCAGATCTTCTACATGGCGCGGGCGACTGTCGCACGCAACATCGCTCACGACCCGAAGCGTCCAAGGTTTGCACGAGTTCCTCGGGGCGCGGTCACGTGCGCGTTCTGCACCATGCTCGCCTCCAGGGGGTGGGTGTACTACACCGCGAAGACTGCCGGGATCACACGACCCTGGCATCGCAAGTGCGACTGCCAGATCGTGCCTGAGTGGAAACGCGGCAACATCCATTTCGCCGGCTACGACCCTGACAAGATGTTCGAGCAGTATGCCGAATCGGTCGATGCGGTGGGGTCGAGCTTCGACACGAAGGCAATCCTCGCCGACATGCGCCGACGCCATCCCGAAGCGCTGACCGACGGGGTCGTCAACATGAGTGAAGGACAGGGTCCGGTGACCAGTGATTAGACAGTCGGTGAACGGATGACTACGCCGTCGGCGCTGCGCCGCCGCCTGGAATGGCTACTGGAGAACCGTGAACGGCTTCTCAGGAGCCATGGCGAGTCGGACTTTGCCGAGATGCTGGATGGCGCCCGTCACGAGCTTGATGAGGCCCGCGAGCAGGCAGGCATTACCGCGTAGTCAAACCCAATCTGTAGCAAGCCCCGTTCCACCTTCGGGTGGGCGGGGCTTTGTCATGCCCGCATCAGGGCATCCAATTCCGTTCCACCGCGAGGGTGGGGCGTCGACCTGGTGGCGCGATGCCGCCGAACTAATCCCTGGAAGGGGAAACTGCTATGCACAAGAAGCTCATGCCGTGGGTCCGTCTCATCGAGGCGGTCGAGACTCCTGCTGGAGCCGCCCCCACGCCCGCGATCGATCCGAAGGATCCGGCAGCCAATCCCACCACTGAGCCGAAGCCGGCCGACGCGACGTCGGAGAAGCCTCTCGGCGAGGCGGGCAAGGCTGCGTTGGATCGCGAGCGCGAGGCTCGCCGCAGCGCCGACAAGCGCGCCAGTGAGTTGGAGGCCCGTGTGCACCAGCTCGAGGACGCGGGCAAGACCGAGGCCCAGAAGCAGGCCGACGAACTCAAGCGCACCCAGTCCGAGCTGGAGACGCTGAGGGGCGAGAAGGCACGGCTGGAGGTGGCGTCCGCGACGGGCGTCCCGGTCGATCTGCTCGCTGGCCCCGGCGACGATCTGGATGCCTACGCGCAGGCCCTGAACGCCTGGCGCGACAAGCAGTCCGAAAAGCCAGCCGCCCCTGCGGTGGACACCCCTTCCCCTTCGCTGTCCGGGGTGACCGGACAGCCCGTGCAGCCGAACCGGACGGTCGATGAACTCATCGCGGCCGCCGAGAAGAACGGCGATCTGGCAACCGCGAAGCAACTCAAATTGATGAAGCTCGACGCACTGCGTCGGACGTCCTGATCAGAAAGGCACCACTATGCCGGGCATTACCGGACAGGGCACCACCTACAACCTTCCGAACTATGTGGGGGAGCTTTTTGCGGCATCTCCCGAAGACACCCCGCTGCTGTCGGCGATCGGGGGACTGACCGGCGGCGAGTCGGTCGGCGCCCGCCAGTTCGAATGGCAGGGCTATGACCTGCGCGACGCCGACGGTTCGCGCCAGCGCCTCGAGGGAGCCAACGCCCCCGACGGTGAGGAGCGCACCCGCTACTCCGCTTCCAATGTGGTTGAGATCCACCAGGAGTCTGTGGAGGTCAGCTACACCAAGCAGGCCGCGAACCGTGAGCGTGCCACCAGTGGTGCTGCCACGGTCCAGCTGGCGGGCTCCGTGCTGCCGGCCGATGAGCTCACCTGGCAGATCGACCAGCAGCTCAAGCAGGTCGCCCGCGATGTCGAGAAGTCCTTCATCGCGGGCACCTACCAGCTTCCCACCGACAACGCCAAGCCGCGCCGCACGCGTGGCCTGCTGGAGGCGACCACCACGAACGTGGCCGCCTCGACCCACACCGCAAAGGAACTCACCGTGGAGGAGATCCTCGACCTGTTCCAGAAGGTGTGGGAGAACGGCGGCATCCAGGAAGCCGAGACCCGCACCGTCATTGTCGGTGCCGCCCTGAAGCGGACCCTGACGCGCCTGTTCATCACCGACGTCAAGTACCAGGAAGAATCCCGCAACGTTGGCGGTGTGAACCTGCAGACCTTCGAAACCGACTTCGGCAAGGCGAACATCATGCTCGACCGCTTCATGCCGAGCGACACCCTCGTGGTCGCGTCGCTGGAGGACCTGAAGCCGGCCTTCCTCGACATCCCCGGCAAGGGCCACTTCTTCGCCGAGCCGCTCGCCAAGACCGGTGCAGCCGACAAGGTGCAGATTTACGGCGAGGTCGGGCTGCAGTACGGGAACCAGCGCAAGCACGGCAAGCTCACTGTCGCACCCGCAACCCCCGCCAAGTAATCACGGATCGGTTTGAGGTTGCCTGATGAAAGTCACCTCGACCATCCCGAACCTGACTGTTCTCGACCTGGGCATCCAGTTCGTTGACGGTCAGGCCGATGTGGACCCGCATCTCGCCGAGAGGCTGCGTCGCCTCGAGCCTCTCGGCGTGCGGGTCCCCACAACCAGCCGCAAGCCGCCCACGCGGTCGCGGCGTAAGCAGGGGGTCAGCCATGGTCGCACCTGATCCGGAACTGCCGTTCGCCACCGTCTCCGATCTGGAGAGCCGGTGGCGTTCTTTGTCTAAGGACGAGCACACCCGCGCCGAGGCCCTTCTGGACGATGCGAGCGGGTTGATCGTTGATACCTGCCCGCGCTGGGAACAGGCCTCACCGGCCACCCTGCGGCGTGTGACGTGCTCTGTCGTGCGCCGGGCGATGGCCGCAGACGATGAGGATGTCGGAGCCACCTCGCTCATGGACGTGTCCGGACCCTTCACCACTCAGCGCTCCTACTCGTCACCGGCCGGGGATCTCTTCTTGACCAAGGCCGAGAAGGCCGCGCTCGGCGGGGTCACCGGCGCATTCGAGACGAGCCTTCTGGGGCTGACATGAAGCGCTCATGGCTGACACCCGTGGAACGTCTCCGCGAGGGTCCGCCCAGCATCGACCGCGACGGCGACCCGATCGCCGGTACCGGCGTGACCACCACAGTGCCCCTTCCGGACGCACTGTTCGCGCCGGGCGGCTCGCAGATCCTCGTGGCCCCCGGCGTGGCGGCGGTCGTGGATGAGCCGACTCTCTACTGGCGCGGGACTTCATCGATCGATGTGGTGGCCACCGACAAGGTACGGGTAGCCGGCCGGGTCTGGACCCCTGAAGGAAATCCCGCGCGATGGCCGAAGGGCGTCGTGCTCAAGCTCAAGGCCCAGGAGGCAAAGAATCGTGGCTAATTTCCGTTTCGAACCCAATACGAAGGCCTTCACCGAGTGGGCGCAGCGCGACTGCGACGCGCACCTGATCGCCGGCATCACGGCCTCGATGGGAGCCAAGGCAGGCGACGGGTTCTCGACGATGGTCTCCAACAATGGCGACCGCACCCGCGGTTATCTCGCGACGGCCTCCACGAAGGGCCGTATGCGGCAGGCGCAGGGCCACGTCATCGAGCGGGTTATCGGATCGAGCGGCGTGTGAAACCGCCCGACCTCCACACGCTCGTCGCCCACCATCTGGCTGAGCTCCTCGACGTGCCGGTCGTCTCCACTCGCCCCGAAGGGGACAAGGCACCGCCGAAGTTTGTGCGGATCATCTCGACCGGCGGGGCAGGCCGGTACGGGCGGGTCTTCCAGGGCATCCAGCTGACGATCAGCTCCTACGCGGGATCGGCGGCGACCGCCCGTGATCTCGCGATGCAGGTGGACGAGGTCATGAACGGGCTGCCGGTCTCGGTGCTGCCGGTCTCCAAGGTCACTGGTAACACCCCGTCGGACGACCCCGATCCAGACACTCAGCGGGCCCGCTACACGGCCACCTACCAACTCACCACAATCATCCGTTAGGAGCCTTCATGGCTGTCAATTCTGTCAATGTTCACGTCTTCGGGTCCGATGACGACGTGCTCTACCTGGGCCCGTCAGGTCTGAATCTGGGCAACATTTCGCTGGAAACCGCGATCCCGAAGGAGATGATCGACACCGGCTGGCTCACTGATGACGGTGTGACCCTCGGCATGAAGGACTCGGTTAAGGCCATCCAGGGACACCAGGGGCACGCGAATGTGCTTCAGTTCATGGACTCGTCGGATACCACCCTCGAGGCGACCCTCATGGAGTCTCAGCTGCAGACCTTCCTGTGGAACCTCGACGCGGATGCTGAGGACATCGACGGGGTCACCAAGATCACCGCCGCTAGTTCCCGCAAGGTTCTGAACCTGTGCGCGATCTGGGACACTTTCGATACCCAGCACGACGGCATCCATTGGCGCTATGTCTTCCCCTCGCTCACCCTGGGCGAGCGCGATGACATCCCCTTCAAGGTCGGTGAGGCATCGGCCTACAAGTACTCGCTGGGTGTGCTGGAGAAGTTCTTCGTCTTCACCAACGCGGCAGCGATGAAGGCCGGTGGAGCACCCGCCAAGACGGTGACCGGTGTGAAGATCACCACCACCGACGGTACGACCGTGGGCCTCCCGTCGTCGCTGAAGGTGGGGGAGAAGGTGTCCCTCGCCGCCGAGATCAGCTATTCCGATGGCTCGAAGGCGGCCAAGCAGACCAATGCCGTGGGCCTCACCTGGACGTCCTCGGACAAGGCCAAGGCCACCATCGATGGCGGCGTGGTCACCGGAGTCTCGGCAGGCAAGGCCGACATCACCGCCTCGATCGACGGCAAGACTTCCGAAGCGCTGTCGCTGACCATCAACACCGCCTGACCAACCCTCAAACCCTCCGCCCCGGTCGTCCTCTCGCGCCGGGGCGGAGCCTTGCCACACCCGCGAGAGGACAACTTTCTGCGAGAGGAAACCATCATGGCCGAGGCCAAGAAGATCAGCGCCGCCGAGAAGGCGCGCCGCGAAACCCAGTCCGCGAAGGACACGGGCACGATCACCGACACGACCGTGCAGATCGGCGATATCGAGTTGACCGTGCCCGCCGCCGTGTTCACCGACGACTGGGAATTCCAGGAGGCGATCCTGACGGCCAACGATCCCGACGCCACCGACGAGGATCGGGCCAGGGCAAGCATGACGCTGTTCCGTCGTCTGGTCGGCAACCGCCACCGCGAAGTGCTTGACCAGCTGCGCGACGAGTCGGGGCGTGTGCCGGTGTCTAAGGTCACCGAGACCGTCAAGAAGATCATGGACGCGGTCAACCCAAACTGATGAGCCTCTTCCAGCTCCTCGCCACACATTGGGAGGAGCTGGAAGGGGACTTCCAGCAGACTTACGGCATCGACCTGCGGGACTTGTGGCGTGGCCGGCTGTCTGCGGCGCGCTGCTGGGTGCTGCTGACACAACTGCCACCCGGATCACGGATCTGGCGGATGCTCGGCGGACCCATGGCGTGGGGCATGGTCGAGCGCGCCGTCCGTGAAGAGGGCTGGCGACTCGCCTCCCAGAACGCTGGTAAGGAACTGCCTCAGCCGGAGCCGCCTGCGCCGGGATGGCGCGACAAGCAGGACGACCTGCGCCGCCGCGAAGAGCGCCGTCTTGCCCGCTTCATGCAACGCCACGCAGAACGCAACAACTGAACAGTGCACCGTCCCGGGAGGTTCCCATGGCTCTAGATCTCGGCACCGCCTGGGTGCAGGTTTCCCCGTCCTTCAGGGGCTTCGCCTCGACGGTGAATCGCGAAGTCGGATCGGCAGTGGGCGGGGCCTTCAAGTCTGCGGCCAAGGTCGGCACCACCGCGATCGCCACGATCGGTGCGGCCGTCGGTGGGCTGGCTCTCAAGGGCGGCATCGACCGCGCCCTGTCGATCGAGCAGGCGCAGGCCAAGCTGAAGGGCCTCGGCCACGACGCCGGATCGATCACCGAGATCATGAACGACGCCCTCGCTTCGGTGAAGGGCACCGCCTTCGGTCTGGGCGATGCCGCGACGGTTGCCGCGTCGATGTCGGCTGCCGGCGTCAAGTCGGGCGAGCAGATGACCGGTGTGCTGAAGACGGTTGCCGACACCGCCCAGATTTCGGGGCGCTCGCTCACTGACATCGGTGCGATCTTCGGCTCTGTCGCGGCCCGCGGCAAGCTGCAGGGCGACGACATGCTGCAGCTCATGAGCTCCGGCGTGCCGGTGCTCCAATTCCTTTCCGACCAGCTCGGCGTCACCACCGCCGACGTGTCGGACATGGTGTCCAAGGGGCAGATCGACTTCGCCACTTTCTCCGCCGCCATGCAGAAGGGTCTTGGTGGTGCGGCACTGGCTGGCGGCGAGACCTTCACCGGTGCCATGGCCAACGTCCGCGCCGCCCTGTCCCGGCTGGGTGAGGCTGCCGCCAAGCCTGCCCTGGACGGGCTGCGCAATGTCTTCAACGCACTGATCCCGGTCATCGACAAGACGACCAACGCCCTCAAGCCGGTCTTCGACATGCTGGGCTCCAAGATCGCCCAGGCATCCCAGTCGGCGGCCTCGGCGATCGGTGCCCTCTCGTCCAAGCTGGACGGGATCGGCAAGATCGACCTGTCCGGACTGGCTGGTCCGCTCGTCGGGCTCATGCCGATCATCGGAGCGCTGTCGGGACAGCTTGGCTCCTTGCTTGGCGGGATCCCGGTCATCGGGCAGGCCTTCACAGGGATCACTGGGCCGGTGGGATTGGCTGCCGGCGTGCTGGTCGAGATCGTGGCGGCTTCATCGTCGCTGCGTCAGGCCCTGGGTGCGCTGATCGGGGTCGTCGGTTCGCAATTGTCCGGCGTGATGACGGGTATAGTCGCGGTGTTTACCGGCTTCAGGTCCGTGCTTGGTGCCGTCGGCGACGTTCTGGCCCCGTTCGTGGACCGTGCGGCGGACACCGCCAATGTGGTTCTGCCCTTGCTGGGGGGTGCGCTGTCGGCTGCCGGTGGCATCCTGCAGTCGTTTGCTGGCTTCATCGACCGCAACCATGTGGCGATCTCAATTCTTGCGGGTGCGGTGGTTGCGGCGGCGACGAGCTGGAAGGTGTACACGGGAGCGCAGGACCTTGCCCGGTTGGCAACGACGAAGCTCGGGCTCGCGACAACGGTCCTGAAGGGCAAGCTGTCAACGATGGGGGCGGCGTTCAAAGCGAACCCGTTCGGTGTCATCCTCATGGCGATCTCGGCGCTGGTGGGGGCCTTCTCGATTGCCTACCAGTCCTCAGAGACGTTCCGCAACGGCGTGCAGGGGATTCTCGGCTCGCTGGCGCCGGTGTTCTCATCCCTGATGGGGACGCTATCCGGGCTGTTCCAGCAGGTTGCTGGTGCTGTCGGGCCGGTGCTGTCGTCGATCGTCTCCACACTGGCGTCTGTCTTCTCGGCGATCGGCCCCGTCCTGTCGCAGCTGGCCGGCACCATCGGATCTGTCTTCTCGGCGATCGGTCCGGCCCTGGCGTCGGTCTTCGGGTCGATCGGGTCGGTCCTCGCGAGTGTCTTCTCCGGGGTGATGAGTGTCGTGGCGCCGATGCTCACCGCGTTGCAGCCGCTGTTCACGCAGCTGTCGGCTTCGGCGGGACAGATCGGTGCGGCGTTCGGTCCTGTCGGTCAAGCGCTGTCGTCGTCCTTCCAGCAGGTCGGTGCCGCACTGGCGCCGCTTCTGCCGATGCTCGGTCAGCAATTCGGGGCGATCCTTTCCCAGCTGGCTGCGGCCCTGGCTCCGGTCATGGGTCAGTTGCTGGCTGCGGCTGCTCAGGTGTTGCCGACGTTGGCGCAGGCCTTCGGGCAGGTCGCCGGGGTGCTGATCGGGTCGCTGGGTCAGGCTCTGATCCAGATCGCTCCGCTGATAGGCCAGCTGGTGGGGGTGCTGATCGGGTCGCTGGGTCAGGCTCTGACGCAGATTGCCCCGCTGGTGGGCACCCTGGTGGGGGTGGTTGCGCAGCTGTTCGCCCAGCTGGCCCCTTTGGTGGGTCAGCTGCTGGTGCAGCTTGTTCCGGTTGTCGCGGGAATCCTTGTGGCGATCGTGCCGATCGTCGGGATGCTGATCAGTCAGCTCGTCCCGGTGATCGTCACGCTGCTCCAGGTGATCACCCCGATTATCACCATGCTGATCAGCGCTCTGGTGCCGGTGATCCAGGTGGTGACCCAGCTGGTGCTGGCGATCATCCAGGCGGTGATCCCGTTGATCTCGGCGATCCTGCCGGCGATCTCGGCACTCATCTCGGCGCTGATGCCGGTGATTGTCATGATCATCCAGGTGGTGGCGCAGGTGCTGCAGTGGCTGGCGCCGCTGATTGCCACCCTGATCACGGCACTGATTCCGGTGATCACCACGATCATCCAGGTGGTCATCGCGGTCGCCTCCACGATCCTGTCGGCTATCGGGGCGGTCGTGGGCTGGCTGGTTGGGAATGTGGTCCCGATCATTTCCGGGGTCGTCGGCGCTATTGCGACCGCCTTCGGATGGGTCAGAGATCGAATTGGGGATGCCTGGAACTGGATCAGGAACAGCATCGTCCAGCCGGTCGTCGATTGGTTCCAGTCCACGATCGTGGCGGCCTTCGAATCCGTGCGCGACAAGATCGTGGACGCCTTCAATGCTGTGAAGGATGGCGTTGGTCGCGCCTGGGATGGGCTGAAGGATCTCGCAAAGAAGCCGGTGGAGTTCGTCGTGAACACGGTGGCCGCCGGGCTGGTGAGGGCCTACAACTGGGTGGCGACGAAGTTCGGTGCCGACGAGGTCAAGGAGCCTCATGTTGAGTTCGCTAACGGCGGGTTCGCAGGGCGTGAGGCCGGCTTCGCGTCGTCGCCGATCCTGTGGGCCGAGGCCGGCCCGGAAGCCTACATCCCGTTGGATCCGGCCAAGCGGACACGCTCGCTGGGGATCTGGGCCAAGACCGGCCAGATGCTCGGCGCCCTACCCATGGCTGACGGCGGGATCATCGGGAACATCATTGGCGGGATCGGCAACGCCGCTGCGGCAATCGGCAATTTCATCAAGTCACCGATCGAGTGGCTCATGGGCCGGGTCCGGGACCTGATCGATGGTGTGGGCAGCTCACCGTTCGCCCAGATCGCCGCGAAGATCCCCGGCAAGATCGCCGACGATATCGGCGCCTGGGTCAAGGAACACATGGCCTCCATATTCGGCGGCGGCGGTTCCGGATCGGAAGCGTTCGACGGCTGGTGGAATGCCGCCGTCGCCATCAATCCCGAGATGGCCCCCTACAAGCAGATCGCCGCCACGGTCGCCCAGAACGAATCCGGATTCAACCCGAACGTCATGAACAACTGGGACTCGAACGCGGCCGCAGGTACGCCGTCGGGTGGCCTGATGCAGTTCATCCAGCCCACCTTCGAGGCCTACCGGTGGCCCGGATTCGACAACTGGATGGGTGCGGTCGATCAGATCCTCGCCTGGTGGAAATACGTGAATGCCCGCTACGGCGGCCCGTTCAACATTCCGGGGATTGCCTCGCTGGCGGGTGGCGGCGGATATGTCGGCTATGCCTCCGGTACCACTTCGGCAGCGTCCGGGCTGGCGTGGGTCGGTGAGCAGGGCCCCGAGCTGGTCGATTTCGGTGGCGGCGAGTCGGTCTACAACCGCTCCCAGATGGACGGTCTGGAGGATCGGATCGCTGACCGGACGATTTCCCGGCTGCAGCAGCTGAGGGTGGCGCTGATCGTGGACGGGCATCAGATGGGTCAGGTCATCGACGGTCGTATTTCCATGGCTGGCGCTGCTGCTCACGGATCGAGGTGGTGACATGGCGATCATTGCGACGCGCCGCGACTGGCCTGAGGCTCCGCAACGCTTCCAGTCCGCCGATGGGCGGCTGGTGGCAGTGCTGGACCCTGACCGGTGCGGAGTGCGACTGCGCGGCACCGACCTGGGGGTGTGGAGTGTCACCCTCACCCGTGATGGTGAGGTGATCCACACCGGCGACCCCATGGTCACACCGGGAGGAACAGGAATCGCCTACGACCTGTCTGCACCCCTGGATGCTGATGTCGTCTACGAGGCGCATGCGGGTGGGGCGGTGATCACCCAGGTGGCCGTCCACACCGGCGGCCTGCCTTTCGAGTGGGGCATGGTGACCCCACTGGCAGACCCGGACAAGGGGCTGATGCTGCGGACCGTCGCCGACACCCCGACGCTGGGCAGGTCGGCACGCCAGAAGCTGTCTGCGGTGCCCTCATCGAGGCTGCAGGCGGGCGGCTGGGACATCCCCACCGACGCGGCACAGGGATGGACGTGGCTCGCGGGATTCCCCGACGCCTCCAAAGCGCTCGCCGAGCGCGACGCGATCATGGAGGCCCTGTCGCTGGGGCCGGTCTACTTCCGGCCCGAAACATCGATCGGCTTCCCGCCCATGTGGGCGCTGCCCGGCGACGTGTCAGCGACCAAGCAGGGCGAGGTTTGGACGGTGTCGTGCACGCTGACGCCGATCACCGCTCCGGCGACCGCCGACCTGCCCGCCTGGGCGCCCGGCGCCAGCTATGCGCGTGTGGCGGCCACCCGGACAAGCTTCACCGAGCTCGCCCGCACATCCAAGACATTCCTCGAGCTAGTGGGGTTCTGATGATCGAAGTATCCAAGCGATGGGCCTCCTCAGTAGGGGCCGGTGCACGCTGGTCGGTGATGGTCTCCTGGTCCTCCGACGGAGGCCAGACCTGGCATGACGTGGTGCCCACCGCCTGCTCGGTGGATGAGTCCACCGGCCAGCAGGTGCGGTGGAAGCTGTCCTGCACCCTGCGCAAGGCCGACGCCGAGGGCCTGACCGTCTTCGGCTGCCGGGCGCGCGTCTTCGTGTCGATGCATCACACCGACAGCTGGGAGGAGACGATCCAGCTCGGCGAATTCCGCATTGACACCACCTCTGACACCACCCTCGCCGGGCCGTCCGGTGCGCAGGTCGCGGCAGTTCAGGTGAGCGGTTCGAGCTGGGAGCAGCAGCTGATTGACTCGCGGCTGGTCGAACCCCGCGAGGTATCTGGCGCCGCGATCGATGTGCTCGGAGGCCTGATCCGGGAGGTGCTCCCTGACGCAGAGATCGTCTTCGACGGCGGGATCGATCCGGGCCGCAACATTCCGGCGACGGTGGTGGAGCGTGACCGGTGGGCCTTTATTGATGGGTCGAATTCGTCGGAGACGTCGGTGGCGCGGATGCTGGGCGCCCAGGTGTCGACCGATGCGCGGGGCGTGTGGCACGTGGCCCCGCCTCCGGTGCTGGATGGGACGGCGGCGTGGACGATCGAGGCCGGCAAGGGCGGTGCGCTCCTGTCGGCGGTGGCCAGTGAGGACCGCTCGACGATCCGCAATGTCGTCGTCGCGCGTGGCGAGTCCACTGATAAGAGCGTGCCGGTGTTGGGTCCGGTGACGGTGGCTGATCACAATGCGTGGTCCCCGACCAACGTGGACACTCCAGTCTCTAAGGGCGGCTTCGGCACAGTCCCGATCTTCTACAATTCGAGCCTTTTCACGGACTTGTCGCAGGTGGAGGCGGCGGCGAAGGCAATGCTGCAACCGCGCCTGGGCGTCAAACGCACCCTGGACCTGACAACCCTCTTCGACCCCGCCAAACGCGCCGGGGATGTGGGTGTGGTGCAGACCGCTGATGGTCCGGTCACCGTGGTGCTCGAATCGGTGTCGTGCGACCTGGTGGGGGCGTCGATGACCTGCCAGACGCGCGGCACGACCGGCACCGAGCTGATCACGACAGAGACGACGACCACGGGGGAGACGATCGCATGAGTGCACCAGACATTGCCCTGCAAGGACTGATCGGGGAAGACACCGAGCAGGTGGCTCTTGCCCAGGTGCTCGGCGTGGGCAGCGACGGACGGTCCGTGCGCGTGCAGCGCGGTGCTCTCACCCACGAGGTCCGCCGGCTCGATAGCTACAAGCCTTCAGCGGGGGACCGTGCGGTGCTGTTACGGCTATCTGGCGGCGAATGGGTGCTGATCGGCGCCCTCGCCTGACCTTGACGACCTAACCTCTGACAACCTGAAAAGGAGGCCTCCATGGCAACCGCCTATGGCCCTGATAAATACGTGACTCCGACCGGTTCTGATGCGCCTGATGTGCCGGCGACGATCATCACGCTGCTGGACTCGATGCGGCCCTCGCTGATCGGGCACGCGTCCAGCATCGCCGACCGCACCGCGAAATACGGCAGCGCATCCGCGTCGAGCATTCAGGCGCCCGCCGGGACCGTGGTGATGTCAGCCGAGCTGAACGCGATTTGGGTGAAAACATCGGACACTTTGGACGAGTGGTCTACGATCGTGCAACATTCCGAAGAGGTAGCGACCGTCTCGGTTGCGTCCACCCAGTCCGACCAGTTAGCCACGGTCCAGAAGTTCACGATTCCCGAGTCGGGCATCTATGCGCTGTATGCATCGATGAATGACCAGAACGGCTTGGATGTCGATGGGTCGATCCGTGAGATACATGTTCTGGTGAACGGGGGCTGGAAGTTCGGTGGGATCTTCCCGGCAAGCAAGTTCTGGCTCTGGTCCGGGTCTCGGACGATCTTTCTCAATAAGGGCGACACCTATCAGATCGACTTTATGCAACGCTCAGGCGGGGAGAGGTCCCTGAAGGTAACGCTGTCTTATCAAAGGATTTTGTAATGGCGACGTGGGATTACGGGTATGCGCCGGCTGATGTGGTGACCGACTCCGCCGGCGACGTGCGCCCCGGCATCGAACTGCGCGTGTGGGACGCCGAGGTGGCAGGGAAAGCCGTCGCCGTCCAGCAGGACCGTGGCGACGGATGGGTGCTCGTGTCAAGAGTCCTCACCGACGACGTGGGCCGCTACCGATTCCGTGCCGAAGCGGGCCCCACGGTGTGGGTGGAGGACGCGTCAGGGCGGCGCTGGCGGATGGATGCCTGGCAGACGCTCGGCACGATGATCGACTCCGCACAGAGCGCCACCGCCGCGGCCGAGTCGGCCAACTCAATCGCCCACGAAGCCATGTCAGTCGCCCAACAAGCCCAGACGTCGGCGAAGGCCGCCGCCGACTCCGCCGCCGCCGTGCAGGGGGTTGCCCCGTCCGACGCGAATGTGTCGCCGATCATCACCGGCGGGGCGAAGACTGCTGAGGCGGTGCGGAAGGCGGCGCTGGCTGCTTTCCCGACGACCGGGCCGACGATCTTCACGCACTTCTTGACTCGCGACGAGGCCCTGCATGTGGCGATCTCCACCGACGGTGTGACGGTGGAGGACACCGGCCTGCGGTGGAAGCCGAAGAACGACACCACCCTGGGGGAGTGCTTCGTGCGCGACCCATCGGTGTGCTTCTGGAAGGGCGCCTATTGGGTCGCCTTCACCCGCCCCACGACGGGCGGTGGCGGGGCCTGGGGGACCACCAAGAGTTTCGGGCTGATGAAGACCACGGACTGGCGGACCTTCCAGGAGCTCCCGCCGGTCGTGATGCCCGCCCAGTTTCAGCAGACGTGGGCGCCGCAGTGGTTCATCGGCTCCGACGGGGCCCCGCATATCTTTGTGGCCCTCGGCACCACCACCACGCCCAACGCGTACTTCACCCAGTATGAGCTGCGGCCGCTCGATGACGCGATGACGTCCTGGTCGGACCCGGTGGTCATGTCTGGGCTGCCAGCGAATTGCATCGATGTCGCGGTGATCGAGGACGCCGGGGCCTTCCACGCCTTTCCGTCCAACCAGAAGACGTCAACGGTCGAGCAGTGGACGTCAACCGGGCTCACCGGCCCCTACACGAAGCTGGCGGCCAGCGACTTCCCCGGTGCCGGTGTCGAAGGACCCCAGCCAGTGCCGCTGAAGACGGGCGGCTGGCGGATCTACGTCGACAATTACGCGGAGACCGACTCGATCTATTTCGCCGAGAGCACGGACTTGCTGCATTGGTCGGCGCTCAGGCCGGTCACCCTGCCGATGCGTCACGTCGGCGCGGTCGCGGTGGACTCCTTCGGTGCGCTACGCACCCGCGAGCTGTGGCAGCCGAACATCCCGGGCATGATGGGGATGGGGGCACCCTTCTGGGGCGTGCCCTTCGCCGCCGGGGACGTGCTGAAGGAATTCGCGCAGATCGTGTCCATGCGCACCGACGGCGCCGGCGAAATCGATCTGGCAAAGGCGGCCACGCTGGGCTTCACCGGCATCGATTACGTCTCGGCCACCGCAGTGAGCAACGTCGAAATCCTGCAGATCGAGCCCGACATACGTGCCTCCGACAGCATGATCCACGGCGTCGCCCTGCGCGCAACGAGTACGCCGCAGACGAATACCGATGTGAAGGTCGCCTGGCGGGTGCTCGGCTGGGGCGATCCGAGCACGCTATGAGCAGGGACGCCGACGTGACCAAGCAGGCATCCCTGCCTCGGCGGGTCTGGGACATGCTCGCGGAACCGAAATCGGTCACAATCATGATGACAGCCGCCTACGCCGCACTGCTGGCGCTGGGCTTCTGGGCGATCGACGACGCCTCCACGATGGGGGTGCGCGACATGATGGGCGGCCTGCTCATCGCTGGTGGCGTGTGCGGGCTGATCGGATGCCCGTGGGGCCAGTGGTGGATCGAGCGCGCCGGTCTGGTGGCGATCGGTGCCGCTTTCGCGGTTCACCTGTCTTTCGTCGTGGCGATCTCCCCGCCCGACGGGCCGTGGGAAGTGGCCTCGGCGCTGGGGCTGCTGCTTCTCGTGGCGACACGCTGGATCAGGATCAGGACGCTGCCAGCCGACCCGACGCTGCCTCGGCCCGGGCCTCCAGAGGCGGGGGATGAATGAATGACTTCCAGACCTGGATCACAGTGCTGGGCGGCGCCGGATTCCTCGGCGCGCTCGTCACGCTCATCAAGGGGCTGGTTGGGTGGCGCACCGGCAAGTCCGGCCGCAAGATGAGGGCCGCCCACGACGCCATCGACTCGCTGAATCTGGCGGGCTTGTGGGCTGAGGCCTACTGGCACGCTCGCGGCTATTGCCGCAGCCACCATGAATGGACCAGCGATTACGCCGACCATTATCCGCCCCCACCCGACGACACCAACACACCCGACTGAGCCCCGCCTTGTGCGGGGGTCTTTCTGATCTGGAAGGAAGCAACATGGATCGTGGTATTGACGTGTCGTCCTATCAGGCCCCCGATGGTGGCCTGCTGGAGGGCATGTCGTTTTGCATCATCAAGGCCACCGAAGGCACCGGCTATGTGAACCCGAACCGTGCCCAGTGGTACAAGGTCGCCACGGATCGTGGGGTGACCACCGGCGCCTATCACTTCATGCGTGGCGGCGACCCAGCCCAGCAGGCCGATTATTTTCTCGCTAACCTTCCGGGCGATGTCGATTGGCTCGCCCTGGACGTGGAGGATGCCGGGGACGGCCTGTCATGGGCCGGGCGCGTCGGCTTCATCCTCGCCTGGACTGATCGAGCCAAGGCCACCGGGAAACCCACGCTGGTCTATGCATCGCGCTCCTGGGCGAATGCCCTGTGGGGTGCGGCCAGCAGCGACGAGCGGGCACGGCTCGCGCAATTGCCGCTGTGGGTGGCTGATTACACCCGACGTCCCGGTGAATATTCGGGGCCGTGGCCGGGCGGCTGGCCGATTGCCATGCACCAGTACACCTCGGCCCCGATCGACAAGAACGTCCTGCTCACCGACGATCTCCAAGGAGGAGACGACATGCCCCTGTCAACCGACGACCTTCGAAATATCGCCACTGCCGTGTGGGGTGGCGGCGGCGCTGCAAGCCCAATGTATGCCGACCGGCTCGATGGGCATCAAGAATATCCGGAGACAGCCCTTTTCAGCCTGCAACAGCGGCTGGGTGCCCGCTTCGGTGAGCTGTCGGGCAAGATCGACGGTCTGGCCGAGGCGCTCAAGCAGGTGCAGGGAGGGAACGGCGTGGACGCGGACGCCATTAGGGCTGCTGCTGCCGAAGGAGCCAAGGCTGGCGTGCAGGCGATGATCGACACCGCCACGGTGAATCTGGAGGCCAAGTGATGAAGTCACCTTTCAGCGAGACCACTCGCGCATGGATCTACGTCCTGTCCCTGGTCATTTCGGCTGCCGCCGCGGTGGTCGGCCCACTCAGCCTCGCCCTGCACTGGGGCGACGAGTGGGCAGCCCTCGCGGTCACCCTCGTGGGCGTGCTCGGCACCATCACCAACACGCTCGCGAAGGCCAACCTGCCGAGCGCGGAGACCGTCGCCCCGGCTCCTGTCACCGCCCGGCGAGCCGAGCCGGAGGATCAGCCGCAGACCATCGCGGACCCTCAGGCGCCAGCCGCCGCAAGCGTGCCCGTGAGCGTGGAGCCCGGCACGCCGATCTTCGCCGCCTGACTCACTGCGACCCAAAGAGCCGCCCACCTGACCTTCACTGGTCCAGGTGGGCGGCTCTTTTTGCGTCTGGCCCCGCCGAGTCGCGCTCCTTGGCCTCGCGTGCCGCCTCGGACACCTGGGCCCAGTAGCCCTGGAGGGCGCACTGAATCAATTGGTTGTCAATTGGTTGTCAAACCTGACCCGTCGACGGGGAGTGAGGAGGTGGTACCGGCTGATCTACGCCTGAAACAGATGGAGCGGGCGACGGGAATCGAACCCGCGTGTCTAGCTTGGGAAACGGGCATCGTGTTAGTCTGGGGACCGCCAAAATGGCGATTTCAGGCGTAAAACGGCCTCTTGTGTCTTACCCTGATAGCTGGGTGATAGCACCAGATTGGTTGTCAGATTGGTTGTCAGATCGCTCCAGGAGGATGGTCGCATTGTCACGCGCAAGCTACGGGGACGGAACCCAGCCAACCCAGCGTTCCGACGGACGCTGGGCGGCCTCGGCCTATGACGGCTGGCAGGCGAACGGGAACCGTCGGCGCCGATGGGTGTACGGCCGCACCCAGGCCGAATGCAAGCGGAAGCTGCGCGACCTGAAGCGGGAGATCTGGTCAGACACCCAGCAGGTGAATGTGAACCCTCGGGAGACTGTCAAGAGTTGGACGGCATCATGGCTGGACGACTATCGATCGATTGCCAGACCGACGACCTTCGCCACTGACGAGTCCATGGTACGCAAGTGGATCGTCCCGGCCGTCGGCGCCCGGCGCCTGTCCGAGCTGACGGCGCGCGACGCTTCGAAGCTGCAACGGGTCTGTCGGGATGGAGGATTGTCGGCGACAACATCTCACTATGCGGGGCTGCTCCTGCGGCGCATCCTGAAGGCCGCCCGTGCAAGCGGCTACCGCATCCCCGACTCCGTCATGTTGGCGCGGATCCCGGGCATCGGCGCATCCAACAGGATCGCCCTGAGCGCCATTCAGGCGGCCAACCTGCTGTCAACCGCAAACGCACGCGACACCTGGCCGGATCTCCCCAGCCTTCCCGACCTGCCCTATGGGTCCATCTCGAAGCTCGCGCCGGGTGAAGCGCAGAAGCGTGAACAGCTCAAGATGGAGCGACTGGAATGGACTGCAGCCCGAAACACGGACCCCTCCAGGTGGGCTGCAGCACTGATGCAGGGACTGCGGTCAGGAGAGGCTCGAGGCCTCACGTGGGATCGTGTCGATCTCGATAAGGGGACGATCACCATTGATCGTCAACTCCAGCGCATCAAGCCCGACGCGGCGCTTCCACCGGGATACAAGGTCACCCGGCTGGAAGGCAGCCACTGCCTCGTGGCACCGAAATCTCGATCAGGGATCCGCCGCGTCCCGATCGTCCCCTGGATGGGCCAGGCTCTCACCCGCTGGCGCGACATACAGGGCGACAGCCCCTTCGGGCTCGTGTGGCCACTGCCCACCGGGGCGCCGCCCACGCGGGTCCATGACCTGCGGGCATGGCGTGGACTCCAGCGCGTCGCCGGGGTCCACAAGGAGGATGGGAGTCTCTACGTCCTCCACGAAGCACGACACTCCACGGTGTCGCTGCTGCTCGCTGCAGGGGTCCCGGAATCAGTGGTCATCGCGATCGTCGGGCATGCGAGCTTCGCGGCGACCGAGCACTACGCCCACACCGACCTCGACGCAGCACGCGCCGCCCTCATGAAGGTGCAGGACCGCCTCGGGCTGGAGCTCGAGAGCTGACAACGAAACGCCGCCCACTGAACCGATCATGGTCCAGTGGGCGGCGCTTCGTGTGTCTGGGGCCGGTCAGCGTCCGTCCGGTCCGTTGTGCTTGCTCATGAACATGTTGTGTCCGCAGTACTGGCACTTCTTGAAGAATGGGAACGCGAGTGCCGCAAGACCAAGCGTGCACCACAAGACAGCTGTGCGGGCGACCTTCTTGGGTCCACCTTCGCAGACGGCACATCCGATGCAGCCATGCTGCGAGTACTGGTTGTGACGAAGTGTGTAGTCATGGGATGACGGCGGGCTCCAGGGGCCTTGCGGGGGATTCGTCATGTGAGTCGCTCCTTCACTTGAGTCGTACGTCAGCAATATAGCCGCGGCACAGGGCTGGCGCAGGTGCTTCACGCGCTCAGGGTAGGGTGCGGCTCGAAGTTCCACCGATGTAATTCGCCCTCGCCCCCAGACAGTGTCCGAACGATGCCCTACATTCGTACACATGTTCGACATGGATCGTTCCCTCACCGTGGTGCGCGTCGCTCGCGCTGCAGACCTCGCCGGAGTCAGCCCGCTACTGATCCTCGATCGCGTCTTGCGCAGCCAGGAAGATCGCGCGGGGGCTGACATCCAGAGCGCGGCAGAGATCGAAAAAGGCCGGCATGGGGATATCACGATGCCCGTTGAGGTAGTTGAGGACGGTGGTCTTCGCTAGACCCGTCTGCGCGGCAAGCGCGTCAAAGGTGATTCGCTTGCGAGCGCGCTGAGCTCTGAGCTCCGCTGCGACTGCGTCGCCAAAGCGCTTTCCGTAGTCATCCATGTGGATAAGGATACACACGTGTGACTACCAATAGTAGTCAATATGCGCCGAAACGCCCCCGACGTTGCTTGCGCGGTTGCCAAACGTGCACTATGGTAGTCACATGACCACCAAGACAGTTGGCGAGCTCGTATCAGAGGCAATCGCCACAGAGGATCGCTCGGAAGCGTGGGTGGCGGAGCAGGTGGGGATGAGTCCGTCCACGCTGCGACGTCGCATCCGACGAGGCGGCGACTTCACCGCACCGGAGCTCATGCGCATTGCCCATGCCCTCCATATCGCGCCGGTAACGCTCTTGCCGGACGAATTCCTAAGCAGGTCCGCCTAACCAACGAAGAAGCCCCCGCTCAGTCAGAAGCGGGGGCTCGTGAACAGGAAGGATCGAGATGAACCTAGTTCGTATTCCATTCTACGGGACGACGATCAACGCCGTCCAGACCGACGATGGACCGCGCATCGCGTTGAAGTCGGTGTGTGAGTCGCTCGGGCTGCAGTGGGAAGCGCAGCACAAGCGCCTCCAGCGTCAGCCCTGGGCAGGTATGTCCATTACGGACATACCTTCTGCCGGCGGAGAGCAGCGCACCACCACCGTGGACCGTCGTACCTTCACGATGTGGCTGGCGACGATCTCCACATCGCGTCTCAAGTCTGACGCGGCGCGTGACCTGCTCGCGAAGTTCCAGATCGAAGCCGCCGACGTGCTCGACCGGTACTTCCACGAGGGCGGGGCAATCAATCCCCGCGCCTCCGAGCACCAAGTGAACGCGCTGATCCTGCAGGCCCGGATGCAGATGGAGCTGTGCCAGGCGGCGAAGGGCCTGATCCGTCCCGAGCACCTCGAGGCGCGGGTCCCGTAGGAAGCTCCACCTTGACGCCGTCCGACTCACCCAGAAAAGCCCCAACCTCTTTGGCCCAGTCGACCTCTGGGGATGGCTTCTCGATCGAGTCGCGCCATTGAACCGTCAACCCGAAGAAACCCAGCTTCCGCGACTTCTCCGTTGGCCCCTTCGCTTGGGGTTCTCCGCCGGAGCTACTCATGTCCCTACTCCTGCCCGTTGGGGTCTTGGTTGACGTCGTCCCAGTCTGGAGGCTCATTCGGCGCTGGTAGGCGGGGAACATGCGACTCAAGTGACCTGCCGTAGATGTTGTCGTTGATCCACGCTTGGTCGATGTCTGACCCTTTCGCCAGGTCAAGTGCTACATCGACCTTGAGTTGGTTTCCTCGGGCGACCGCGCGACAGAGCGGAAGCAGTTGTTCTTCCTCGCATGCTTCGACAATCGCGAGCATGTGTCCACTCATGGTGGTGCTCAACTCCCCGATTGGTTCGTTGTGGATATGAACAGCGATCACCTTCTTGTGGATGTGCGCATTAGGTTTCGCCAACGTGTGCAGGCTCGCGATTGTGTGCCGTTCCGGCTCGCCGTCCAGCAACGCCGACAATTCGCCCAGATGCTTCTCCTCGCCGATCACTTGCATCGACGTGCCGGGGGGCAGCACTACATGCGGCTCCACAGGCAGAGGCTCAGGAGGGAGCAGTAGTCCGTGTTCAGGCAAAGATGCGCGAACAACAGTGTGAGTCTGCGAATAGTCCTTGACGCCCCAGATGGTCGAATCGATCATGACGGTCTTGTGTTCGGCATCGAGCGTTGTCAGCTCGGTGAGCCAGGTTGAGTCGTTGAGGATGCCGACTGCACGGTCGGCGTTTGAGACCAACACGATTTGGGCCGGCTGCGTTGCAGTGAGGCCGAGGCGAACTGGGATCTTGAGCACCTGAGGCTCCGATCGGAGCTGAACTCCCGCGTCGGAGAGCTCGGCGGAGATCGCGTCCTTCGAGTTTCTTGAGTCGCACTCTTGGCCAAATGAAGCGCAGCTTCCCCAGGGTGTCATCACATCGGGCCACAAGTGAAGACCGGAGGGGGGTGCTGGTACGCGTCCGCTACGCCGAGGCTCGCGTCCCCAGAACCCGGCGCTGGGCCCGGGGATGAACACAGCCAGTCCGTCGTTTGGCGTGAAATCGCCTTCGGCTTCGATGGCGGCGAGGTCGGCATGATCGAAGTAGGGTGCCAGTTTGCTCGCGACCGACGCCGAGAGGAAGCCGACCATACCCATGCGCGGGCCAGCCCAGACCCGGAGAGCGTTGCGATCGAACCTGTTGCTGGGCTCGCGCGAGACGATCACGGGTTGGCGACCCGGTCGAAGATGTTTGATTCCCTGATAGTGATTGGTTCCGACGACAAAGAAACGGGCATCCCTCCCCGTGGTCTTTCGGGGTAGCGGGCCTGTGTAGTAGTCCCCATTCGCAATTGCCCAGGCCTTGGGCCGTGAACGTTGCTTCCGCAGAAGTCGTTCAGACTCCCGCTTCTGTTCTTGGGTTGGTCTCCAGAAGGAGCGTTTGGGGGGCGCCGGAACGGTTGGCGACGGATGCGACGGCAGCGAAGGGGCTTGTGCCGAGGCTGCCGGTGGCAGCTGAGAGCTTTTGTGTGCGCCGTGCCTCCAGACAATCGCCCAGGTGCTCAGCCCGATCCACACCACCGATGCGGCTGTCGGGCTGACCCAGCCAACCGTCAGAGACGAGCCGAAGCACAGCCCGATGACGGACCAGACTGGGTGGGCGAGCAAGAAGCTCTTGAGGCTGTTCATGATGGCATTATCCGTCAGATCCGACGGGCCTGCTCCGGTTGTCTGTGGGATGCCCTACATTCGTACACATGTACGAGCAACAACGTAGAGACCGAGCCAGGAGCAGCCTGGGGCCTTAGCCCTGCTAGCGGCTAAAGCCGTCCTCGATTTCCTCAGCCCGCGTGACCAGATCAGTGGCATCGATGCCAAGGGCTGCGACGATCATCCGGATCTGCTCCCAAGAGATGGTCACTTCACCCTCTCTGATCTTCCGGAATGATGAGTAGGGAATCCCTGCGCGCCGCGCCAGCTCAGCCCCGCTGAGGTTGGCCGCCCCCTGGGCTTCCCTAATTGCCTCGGCGAGTGCCTTTGTGGCCTTGCTGACTGGCCGTGCATTGCGTCCCATGCGGGCCACATTAGCGCCGTCAGCTCCCAAAATCTACTCCAGTTTGACCATTTCCCTGCCTTGACATGTCCCAAATAGAGCGTAAGGTGATCCACATGAACCAGATGACCCCGACCGCAGTCGAGCTATCAGCCACTCTAAGGCGCGCACTTCGCGAGGCGGGCGTCTCGCAGCGAGAGCTGTCCGAGCGATTCGGAATCCCGCTGACAACCCTCAACCGGCACTTAAGTCGAGGGGTCGTCAGCTGGGACGAGATCAGGGCTGTGTCCATCGCCACTAACCGCAGCGCGGCAAGCCTCGTCGCTGAGACATCCGAGCAGCAGGAGATCGCTGCCTGACCCCAAGAAGAAGCCCCCGCCTGCAGCAACAGACGAGGGCCAACCAACCAAGGAACTATCCGAGAAGGAGTCTATCAATGTCTGTAATTCCGTTCGACTACAAAGGAAATTCGGTCCGCGTGATCGACCATGACGGCGAGCCCTGGCTCGTCGCCGCTGATGTGTGCGGCGTGCTGACGATCGCAAACCCCCGCGATGCACTCGCAAGGCTTGACCCCGACGAGAAGGGTGTCGGTACTACCGACACCCTTGGCGGGATGCAGCGAATGGCAATCATCTCTGAGGCTGGCGTTTACACGCTGGCTATGACGAGCCGGAAGCCGCAGGCCAAGCCCTTTGTGCGCTGGCTCTCCCACGAGGTGATCCCGTCGATCCGTAAGCGCGGCATGTATGCCACGCCGGATGCAGTCGAGGCGATGCTGGCCGACCCGGACGTCATGATCCGGACGCTCACCGAGCTGAAGGCTCAGCGAGCCAGGGTGGCCCAGCTGCAGCCCAAGGCCGACTACGTGGACGCCTTCGTGGCCGACGAGGATCTGCGGCTCCTGCGCAATGTGGCCAAGTCGATCGGAGTGCAGGAGGGCGCCCTTCGCGACGCCTTGCTCGCGCACGAGTGGATCTACGCGGAGGAGTCCTCGCGCTGGTCGAACTCTCAGGGATGCAAGGTCATCGAGCACCGCTATTCACCGCGCTCTGACAAGGCCCGATACTTTCGCCCGGTCCCGAATCACCAGGCACCCCGATTTAAGGGCGAGGTAATGCACACCCTGAAGGTCACTCCGGCAGGGGCTGAGGCGATCTCCAAGATGGCAAAGCGCTGGGGCCTCGTCGTCCAGGAGGTGGCGGCATGACCTCGACTCTGACCGGCAACCTCGTCGCCCTGCTGATCGTGGCCGGCGTCGTTGTCCTCGCGATGGGGGTGCGTCGTGAAGGCCGATGACTTCGATGATGTGCGCCCCCTGACACAGAAGCAGGTGGCGGAGCTGATCGGGCGGTCTGTCGGCTATGTGCGCTTGTGTCGGCAGGCATCAGCGCCGAAGGGGCAGGTCTTCCCGATGCGGGGCTGGAAGACCGACGGGAAGCGGTACTTGCTTCCCGCCTGGCGGCTTCGCGAGTGGGTCGAAAGCTTGCCCGATGCCTAGCCCACGCCGCTTCCTCATCCTGACCGTCCTGGGTGCCGTCGCCGTCGGCTTCGCACCCGCCTCAATCCAATTCCTTTTCGTGGCCGGCCTTGTGCTCGGCCTTACCATCACATGCCTCAAGGAGGCCACCCATGCATGACATCAAGCCCCACCGTGCGCGACGCCGCACCCTGTCCGAGATCCTCACACCTGCCCCGGCACCCCGCAGAGCGGAGGTGCGCTCATGAGCACAGCAGCCGTTGAAACCCCTGATGTGAAGGCGCCGGCCACGCCTGCTGGTTCCCGGCTCTTCAAGGCTGTCCGTCCTGACGGCTTCGACTTCCACAGCGGGACTGTCCGGTGGCTCCCTGCTGATGGCGCACCGATCCCGGAGGGCGGGTGGCTTGTCGAGCATCCGCATCCTGGTGAGGTTGGCAGCTGGGATGCAGCTTTTTATCTGTCGGCGTCGTCGGTGGAGACGGACTGCACAGGTTTCCAGTGGCCTGCTCGCCTCCTGTCCGTGGAGCCCGCCGGTGCCATGTGGACCCCCCACCCCGACAAATTTCCTCGCAAGCGGGCCGCGCACGCGTGGCGTGTCATCGAAGAGCTCCCCGCATGGCGGCTTTTCGGCCCCCAGGGGCGAGAGGTCGCAGCCATCATCGAGCAAACCGCTCATCTGACCAGCACCCAGATCAAAGAATTGAGCGACGCTTGGGACGCTGCTTGGGGCGCTGCACGGGACGCTGCTCTGGGCGCTGCACGGGACGCTGCTCTGGGCGCTGCTCTCGGTGCCGCTCGGAATGCTGCTCTCGGTGCCGCTCGGAATGCCGCTCTCGGTGCCGCTCTCGGTGCCGCTCGGAATGCCGCTCGGAATGCCGCTCAGGATGCCATCCGGGGGCTCCTGGTCCTCGACCTCGAACCGGACGTCGCTGAAATTCTGCTGGCTCCGTGGGTGTCGGTGATGGGCCGCAGCTGGGAGGTGACGGCATGAACCGCACCTATTTCAAGGCCGTTAGGGCGGACGGCACTGACTTCTACACCGGCAAGGTCCGCTGGCTGCCCGATGATGGCGCACCGATCCCTGCCGGGGGTTGGGTCGTTGAGCATCCGACGAGCGAACGCGTGGGGGGCGACGCCCGCACCTATCTGTCGGCCTCGACGGTGGAAACGGACTGCACAGGTTTCCAGTGGCCTGCTCGCCTCCTGCTCGTGGAGCCCGCCGGTGCCATGTGGACCCCCCACCCCGACAAATTTCCTCGCAAGCGGGCCGCGCACGCGTGGCGTGTCATCGAAGAGCTCCCCGCATGGCGGCTTTTCGGCCCCCAGGGGCGAGAGGTCGCAGCCATCATCGAGCAAACCGCTCATCTGACCAAACGCCAGATCGCGGCCCTGAACAGGGCTCTGGACGCCGCACGGGACACCGTTTGGGACGTTGCTTGGAACGCCGCGTGGCACGCTGCTCGGGTCGCTGCTCGGGTCGCTGCTCGGGGCGCTGCTCGGGGCGCTGCTCGGTACGCCGCTTGGGACGCTGCTCGGGGCGCTGCTTGGTACGCCACTTGGGTCGCTGCTCGGGGCGCTGCTCTCGGATGGCTCGTCAAGGACCTGATCTCCGTCGAGGACTTCCGCACCCTGACGGGCCCGTGGGAGCAGGTCATGGGTCGGGTGATCGCATGATGCCGATCACCAAGCCGTGCGCGGTTAAGGACATGCCGGAGGGCGAGTATCACTCGGATCCCTGCGTTGAGCCGTCCCTGTCGTCCACGATGGCGAAAACCATTGTTTCGGGTGAGGCTGGCCCGGCCCGTCTGCGAGAGATCATGTCTCACGGGCAGGAACATAAGGCCGTCTTCGATTTCGGCAGCGCCGCGCACGAGAAGGTGCTGGGACGCGGCGCCGGTGTCGAGGTGCTGGACTTCCCCGCCTGGACCACGAAGGCGTCGCGTGAAGCGCGGCAGGCCGTGTGGGATGCCGGCGGCACTCCGGTGCTGGCGAAGGATGCCGCTCAGGTGGATGCGATGGCTGAGGCGATCCTTTCCAACCCTGTGGCCGGTGAGCTCTTCACGCGGGGCGCCGGCAGCCCCGAGCTGTCGATGTTCACCATCGATGAGGTGACGGGGCGTTGGCAGCGGGGACGGCTCGACTTCCTGGCGGACCGCAAGACCATCGTCGACTTCAAGACATCTGGACAGTCCGTCGAGCTGCCCGACTGGATCAAGCACAGCTGGCAGTTCGGCTACCACATCCAAGCCGCCGCCTATCTGGATCAGGCGATCTCGCTGGATCTGGTCGATGAGGACGCCATCTTCCTGCATGTCGTGCAGGAGACGAAGCCGCCCTTCTTGCTCGCGATCTATCAGGTTTCAGCTGACCAGCTGGCCGAGGGCAGGCGCCTGATGCGTCGCGCCCTGGACCTGTGGGACCGGTGCCTGACCCTCGACGAATGGCCCGCCATCCCGGCGGCGATCCAACTATCCCAGCTGCCCGACTGGGTGCACACAACCGATGACGAAAAGGACTCCTGACATGACCGAAACCACACCTAGCACCGACATTGAAACCACCGCCCCCACCCCGTCGGGGTCGATCGCGGCGGTCGGCTCCGAGACGGCAGGCCTGACGCTTCAGCAGAAGCTCGACTATGCCTCTGCCCTGGCCGACTCCGAGCTCCTGCCCGCCGCCTACAAGGGCAAGCCCGCGAATGTGTTGGTGGCGATGGAGTACGGCGGCGAGCTGGGCATCGGCACGCTCGTCGCGGTGAACCAGATCACGGTGATCAACGGCGGCGTCTCCATGGAGGCGAAGCTCATGATGACGCTCGCCCGCCGAGCCGGGCACATCGTGCGCCTGTCCGGCGACGACAAGCAGGCCACCTGCATCATCATCCGCGCCGACGACCCCGGGCACGAGTCGGTCGTCACATGGGATGAAGCCAAAGCGAAGACGGCGGGCTTGTGGGGGAAAGGCCACTGGGCGAAGAACCCGGGCTTGATGCTGAAATACCGGGCGGCCTCGGAGAACATCCGGCTCACCTGCCCTGAGGTGCTGGCGGGGATTGTCTACACACCCGAAGAGCTCGATGAGCGCACCGAGCGTGCAGGCCGGTCCACGATGCGTGTCCAGCAGGTCCCCTCCGAACCGGAGAAGACGGCTGCCTACTTCATGCGGACCCTCAAGCTGAACGGAGGCCATTTCAAGGCTTTCGCCCAGCGAGTGCTGGGCCATCCGCTGAAAAGCTGGGAATCGCTCGCCCAAGCGGACAAGCAGCGAGTCCTGGGGGCGCTTGCGAGCTGGGAGAAGACCGGCGCCGACCCCACCACCGGCGAGGTCCTCGAAGCCGAGCCGGTCGAGGACGGTGCGGCATGAGCACCTTGCCTGCGGAGGCCGCCGAGAGATGGCGGCAGTGGGATGACCTGGCCCGCACGATCCTCGGCCTACATCTCGGCCTGACCGATCTTGAGATGGTCGAGCTGGTGGGCGCGATCATCGGTGCCGGCTGGCATCAGGATGGGCCGGTGGAGTCATGAGCTGGCCCGAGGAGCACCACGACGTGTGGGCTGGGGTCGAGGAGTCCATCCCCGACTGGGTGAGCGACCAGGTGGCCTGCTCGGTCCGGTCGGATGCCGATTGGAATGCCGACGAGGACAGCCGCAAGGCCGTGGCGGCGGTGAGGATCTGCGAGCGGTGCGCCTTCACCGAGCAGTGCCTGGATTGGGCGCTGGCTCACCATGAGGCCGGAATCTGGGGTGCGCTCACCGCCTCCGACCGCGAGCGAATCGAGCGTGGCGAGTCGGTGCGGCGGGTCCGCGAGATTCGTCGGCGTCGCACGGCGGTCAGGCAGGTGCAGGAGTCATGAGCGCACCACTGACCAAGGCCCAGAAGGTCGCGGCGGTCGTCGAGCAGCTGTTGCGTGGCGGCGCCGACACCAGCACGCTCCTCGAGGCGACAGGGGCCGACCGGCCCGGACGATTGCGGGACACCCTTCGCCGCGCTGGCCGTGACGACCTCGCCGCCCGGATCATCACCACCGACCGGGCAGCCCAGCGCAGACGGGAAGTCATCGAGGCGGTCGAGAAGCTGGTCTGGGTGGACAGGGCCGACGAGATCGCCGCCGAACTCGGCTACAGCTCGCGCTACCGCATGCAGCAGTCACTGCGCAAGTGGGGGCGTCGGGACCTTGCCGATCAGATCGTGCGTACCCGCGAGACGCACCGCGACAGGGTCATCGCTGACGTGGAATGGATCGCCGGTACACGGGACCCAGAGGATGTCGCCCGGGCGACCGGGTACCGCAACGCGGCGGCGCTGCAGGCTGTCTTGACCAGGTGGGGCCGCGAGGACCTCGCCGGCCGGGTCGTCGGAGCATCACGCGACGACACGGGCCGCTTCCGCCTCAATGGGATGAGGGGCCATCGATGAGCGGCTTCTCCGACGATCGCCTGTCGCCCCGCGACGCTGCCATGACGATCACGCTGCCAGGCAGCCGCTACGGCGCCATGCTCGCCCGCCGCGACATCGACACCGACCCCTGCCCGGCTCTGCATGTCATCGCAGGCCGTGCCCTGACCGGCGACGGCCAGCCCCGCCACGCCATCGGCGCTGACGGGCGATGCCGGCACTGCCACACCACCAAAAGAGGAGACACGAAATGAGTACCGAGTGGATGGATGAGCTGCCGGTCTTGGCTGGCGGGCTCGTGGGTGGCGGTCAGGGGTTGGAGTCGTTGGACGTTGGCGTGTTCACGCTCCGCTGTGTCAGGTGCGGCCACGAGGCGACAGAGACTGTGGCTGACTCGACCGCATGGCCTGACCACGCCAGCGACATGCGCACGCGTGCTGCCGCCGCTGGCTGGTGGGACGGGATGTGCCCAGCATGCGCAGCAGGTGGCCACGCATGAGCCGCTCGCGCCGCTCGGCCCGCACGGCCGGCACCCGCTTCGAAACAGCTGTGGCCGACTACCTGGCTCGCCACGTCGATGACGCCATCGAGCGGCGTGCTCGTAATGGTGCGAAGGATCGGGGCGACATCTCCGGGCTGCGCCACATGCGGGGGAGGCTCGTCGTCGAGTGCAAGGACTACGGCGGCCGTCTCGCTGCCGCCCAGTGGGTCAGTGAGGCAGACACCGAGAGGGGCAACGACGACGCCCTGGCCGGGATCGTGGTCGCCAAGAGACGCGGCACGCAAGCCCCAGCAGACCAGTGGGTGCTGACCACGCTCGGTGAGCTTGTCGCGCTCATCAACGGCAACCGAGACCACTACGAACAGGAGACGAAATGAAACTCTACATTTGCGGCCCAATGTCCGGCATGACGGACTTCAACCGCCCAGCATTCCGCGAAGCGGCCAAGACCCTGACGGAGGCCGGCTACGGCGTTGCCGACCCGAGCCGCCACGAGGTGGACGATCCGGAGGATTGGTTCCAGTGGATCCAGGCAGGACTCACGGCGCTGTCCTCCTGCGACGGGGTGGCGACCCTTGACGGGCACGAGGACTCGCTGGGAGCGACCCTTGAGATCGCCACGGCTCGCTGGATGGAGATCCTCGTCGCGCCAGTCGCCACATGGGCATCGAATCCAATCCGCCGACCCAGATTGGTCACACCGCCACGGCAGGTGGAGTGATGGCCTGGTTCAAGGTTGACGACCAATTCTGGTCACACCCGAAGGTGATCCGGTGCTCAGACAAGGCGATCGCCCTGTGGGTGCGGGCCGGGTCATGGTCGTCACAGCAGCTGACGAACGGAGAAGTCCCCGTTGAAGCGCTGGCGATGTTCAAGGCGAACCGTCAGACGGCAGAAGAGCTCGTCGGGACGGGTCTATGGAAGCGCAATGGCACCGGTTTTCAGTTCCACGACTGGAGCACCTACCAGCCAGCTGGAAGCGAGGTGGAGGAGCTGCGCATCAAGCGAGCAGAGGCGGGCAGGCGCGGAGGCAAGAAGTCAGCTCAGACCAGGTGGGGAGACAGGCGTGAGCAAGCAAACGGGTAAGCAAACCGGTAAGCAAGTGCTTACAGAGTTGGGTAAGCAAAACGACCAAAAGAGACAAGCTCTGAGCAAGCAAACGGGTAAGCCGATCGTAACCCCGTACCCGTACCCGTACCCGTATATCTGTTCTTACGTCTCTACCAAGGCCAAAGTCTGTAACGCGGGCGGGGACTTGGATTTGGAGGCCGAACGATGATCCAGACCGAGATCGAGCGGGTCGCACTGGCCGTCCACGGACTGCGCCCGGACTGGCCGGCAACCTCGCTGAGGACCTTCATCGAGAACAACCTCGCAGACCGCGCCTACCGAGACGTGATGGTTGCTTTCGCTTGGATCGCGTGCGACCCAACCACCAACACGCCGAAGCGAATCCTCGGAGCCGGCCCGTGGTGGAACGCGACCCGGGGAGGCGTCCAGCACGTCACCGACCTGCCACCCCGCTTCGTCGCCGAGCCCGGCCCCAAGCGAGATCCGGCCTTCCGGCGCGAACTGATCGACCAATTCAAGCAAGACCTTCACCGAACCAAGGAGACGAAATGACCACACCGATCACGATCATCGGAGCGCTGGGTGCCGACCCGACTCTGAGATTCACCCCGTCAGGCAAGGCGGTCGCCAGCTTCCAGGTGGCCGTCAATCGGCGCAAGCGCGACCAGTCCGGAGGCTGGATCGATGACGGTGCTGACTGGTTTTCAGTGCAGGCGTGGGGGACTCTCGCCGAGAACGTCGCCGAGTCGCTCACCAAGGGCACCCGCGTGATCGTCACCGGGCGCCTGGAGTCACGCGAGTGGGAGGACCGGGAAGGCAACAAGCGCACCAGCTGGGAGATCACCGCCCAGGGTGTCGGCGTGGATCTGTCTTTCGCGACCGCCACCGTCACCCGCAATCAGCGGGCCGACGAACAATGCCGCCCGACCCAGCAGGCTCGCCCGACCCAGCAGGATGCCCGCCAGGAGCCGCCAGCCGACCCGTGGGCCAACGCCCAAGATGAAGCCCCGTTCTGACAGCAACGAAAGACACCACACACCCCACCAGCCCCGCAGAATCGAACAGAGAGGCACCGCAATGAGCAACCCTGAGTATCTGGACCCCCAAGCCACGAAAGGCCCGCAGAATCGCGTACAGCGGTCCGTGTCCATGGAGGCCATCGACCCGAAGGCGGGCATGACACTCGACGAGGTGGACGCGTTCGTGCAGGACGCGATGCGCGCCGACATCGACGGGGCCACGCCCATCAAGATCACCGTGGGATTCCGCAGCCAGGTGCGGACCGCGAAGATCGAGGAGGAACGGTGAGCATGTTCATCTGCGGCCTGTATAATGGCTGGTATGCAAGAGACAGTGCGTTACAACTACCGCTTGCGCCCCGGCGCAACGGCGGAGCGCGCACTGCTGGAGGAGTGGCACCGCTGCCGGTTCCTGTGGAACGAGGCCGTCCACCAGTCCCGGACCGGACGCAAGCCAACATTCGCCAAGCTGTCGAAACTGTTGACCGAAGCGCGCAGCCGAACAGTGTGGTTGCGCGAAGGCTCCCAGGATGCCCAGCAGCAAATGCTGCGGACCTACGCTCAAGCTCTGGATCACTCGTTTAAGGTCAAGGGCTGCGGTCGCCCACAGGCCAAGAAGCGCAAGAATTGCCTGCCGTCGCTGGCGTATAGCCGGAACGGTTTCGCGATCAAGGAAGGCCGCCTGCGCCTGCCCAAGGGCGTCACGATCCCGGTCGTGTGGTCGCGCGAGCTTCCGTCCGACCCCACATCGGTTCAGGTCTATCAGGACAGCCTGGGCCACTGGTACGCCAGCTTCGTCGTACGCCGCGAGATCGAACCGCTGCCCGAGGTAGACGGCGGGATCGGGATCGACTGGGGAGTCTCCACCACAGCCACCACGACCGACCCCGCCTACGACCTGCCGCACGTCGGTGCGCGCAAAGCAGCAGCCGCCGATCTGGTGAAGGCCCAGCGGAAGATGGCCAGGCGACGCAGGCCGAAGGGCCAGCCGCAAACGAAGGGCTACCAGCGCGCCAAGCTCGAAGCGGCCAAGGTCGCCAAGAAAGCCCAGCGCCGAAACACCCATGAGGGCAGGATGTGGGCGCGACGCGTCGTCGCTGACCACCAGCTGATCGCCGTCGAGGACTTCCGACCGAAGTTCCTGGCCAAATCCACCATGGCCAAGAAGGCTGCTGATGCGGCCGTATCCACCATCAAACGCACGTTGATCGAGTATGCCGAGCGGGCTGGCCGGAAGGTGGTGCTGGTGCAGCCCGCCTACACGACAATGACGTGCAGCGGATGCGGGACGAGAGCCAAGGACCGCCTTCTGCTGGACGAACGCACCTTCGTGTGCACGCACTGCGGTCTGATTGCCGACCGCGACGTGAACGCCGCCAGGACGATCCTGGCTGTGGCAGAACGGGGCCACACTTCTGTTGAGAGCGTCAGACATTCGGAACCTCCTTTCGAGGTTTCGGGTGCAGCTTGAGGTTGAAATCCCCCGCCTTTAGGCGTTGGGAACCGTTAACTGCGGCCTCGATGACATGCGGACTACCCGCTCGCCGCGAGCCCCATGGTCGCCTGGGACGAGGCAGACGAGCGGCTGGACACCGGATGGATGCAAGCCCGATGCCCGGACTGCAAGTGTTTTGGGTGGATCGCACCAGACGAGGAAGGGGAGGAAACCAATGGAACCGAGTGACACCCTCGCCCAGCTTGCGCAGATCCCCGACATGGCCGCCGAGCTGTGGGCATCGGGGCGCGCCACGGGCGACTCGGGAGACCCGAAGCCGGGACAGGTGCGTCCGCATCGCGCCAAGCCGGCCACACCGATCGACCTGGGCCGCCACGACATCCTGCGAACCGACGAGCACGGGTTGCTGTCCGAGCTGTCGCAGGCGGTGCGAGCCGTGTGGGAGGACCATCCGGGCGTGGAACTGTCCAACCCGCCGACATGGGCGGGGGAGTGCAGCTGGCTGCTCGCGAACGTGGAGCTGTGGGACTCGGATCCGTTCCTGTCGGCCTTCGTGTCCGATGCGGCCTGGCTGGTGTGGCGCACGCTCGACCGGGCCCTGCATCGTCCAGCGCCAGCACGCCTGACCTGCCCGGTCTGCGGGGGAAGACTCGCCGAATCGGCCGGGGGATGGGTCACCTGCCGTGACTGTGCCTCGCAGTTTCCGGGCAGGGAGCGGATCGTGCAGGCTCTACGCCGCCACGAGCCGATGACGACAGATCAGGCCGCCGCGCACTTCCACATCGACCCTCACCGGATCCAGGTGTGGCATTCGCGGGGCCTCATCACGCCGACCAATCCGGGCTGCCGTCCGCTGGAGTGGGATCTGTGGGAGATCCTGCGGATCCTGAGGCCCAACGACGTCGAGGAGGTCGAATCACAGTGCTGTAATTCGGCCTGAGAATCTGCTATCCTCTCAGTCGAGCGCACCGTGCGCCCAAAAACTTGCGAACCCCGGTCTTTGGCTGGGGTTTTCGCATGTCCGGAGGTGGTGACATGGCTCTGCCCCTACGCCTGCCCAAGCGCGTCGAGCTGACCTCAGACAGGCAGCTGCTGATCGATGGCGAGCTCGTCAAGTGGCCCATCGAAGAGGACGGCATCACCATCTCGCCGGGCAAGCTCAAGGACGTGTCCAGGCTGACACTCACGGTGCTGCTGGACCCGTCGTGCTCCATCATCATGGAACCCAAAGATCGTCCGGACGGCAGTTGAGCGTGGCCTGATAGGCGCCGCAGCTCCTGCTCCCGGGCCGCCCCGGTCGGCGGTTTACTCCTTTCCCACCGGCCGGGGCACTCAAGCCAACCCGGGGCCCTCGCGAAATTGAGGGGCCCCGCCTGATTGCAAGGGGGTGCCCATGAAGCAACCCGGGCCCCACCAAAGAATGCGGGCTACCTTCAAGGCCGACAGGGGCTGGCGAGTGGCATGCCCACGGTGCGCCTGGCATGCCACCAGCACCCACCTTGCATGGCTCATGGATCAGGCCAGCACGCACACCTGTGCACCCCTGCTGTTGTCGCCCACGCCACCCGACGTGGATCTGGCACCGGCAGGCGACGGGCTGTCCGTCCTGTGGCCCGAGGTGGACGGTGACGTGCAGTTCACCTGCATCCACACCAGCACCGCCACGTGCAGGCAGGACTCACCATGAGCACCAGTCGCACCGGCACGGCCACATGGTTGCGCCATGCAGCACAGGCCAAGCGTGAGGCCCAAGCACGAGGACTCGCCCGCTGCCCACTGTGCGGCGTCTGGATGGACTACGAGGTCGGCAAGCGACCCAACTCGGCCGAAGCAGACCACATCAGACCGCATTCGCTTGGTGGTTCAGACGACATCGACAATATTCGCGTCATTTGTCGTCGTTGCAATCAATCACGCGGAAACGGCCTGAAGCGACCAGGGCGCCAACGCCAGCGTCCGATCAAGCGCATCGAGCTGGCCCAACCGGCCCGCAGTGGGACATTTCCTGCCCCGCCGGCCTGATCTCGACCGCATAGGGGGGCATACCCCCCACCCCGGGGCTCCTCGCACCAACAAGTCAT